ATCAAGATATAGACTGGTTGTATGCACAAACAGTAAAAGGAGGACTTAAACGTCCAACTGAGAAACAAGAAGACGAATTTGATTATCTAGTGAGCCGATACAGACGGTTGTTAGGGCTAACTGTTTCTTCAGCCAGAACACGAGCTTTCAAGGAAGTTATGATGTGATCTGGCCGGATTTAACTTTCCCACCGATAAATTTATGGAGTTATCCAATGCCCGACAAAAAGATGGTTGGGGGTAAGCACTACTTATTACCGATCCAACCCGTTACATACATCCATGCTAACAATCTACCGTTTATGGAAGGTAACATAATAAAGTACATTACGCGTCATCGAAGCAAGAATGGCGCAGAAGATATAAAGAAAATCATACACTACTGTGAACTAATCTTGGAGCTTGAATACAATGAACGACCTACAACGTGAAGCACAACGAAAAAGATGTCTTGAATATTATCATAAGAACAAAAAAGCCATACACGAACGAGTTAAATTGAAACGCACAGCAGATAAATTAAAAAAACGCATAGCGGAGAATTCAATTCTTCCTCCAGTACCTCAAAAAAGCATCGCCAAGAAAGAAATAATGGCTTTAATCGGCATTAAAGCCTTGATGCTCGATAAGATCGTTAAAGACCCTCGCTATTGTATGCCTAAGCATGTGGCGACTCATATTGACGGTTCAATTCTATTCAACCGAGCTGAGATTATGGATTGGCTTCCATATATCAGAGAAGTCTGCGCGTTCATGTATAAACGCCCTCCGATCAAATTAACTGGAATGGCAGCGCAAATCGTCCAATTCATGCACCGCAGTAAAGACATGGAGTTGTATTGCGATGAATTAAGACGTAAACAGTTAGATGGAAGGATTAATAATGGCTAGGGATGTAGACTACGCCCTCATATTGCAAGTGCTTTATAGCAGAGGCTACACCTTAGCCAGTATATCAAGAGTTACAGGCACAGCGGTAAGCTCGTTATCTAATGTAAAACAAGAAACTAAACCTGTACCAACTGGCTGGCATGATGGCTGGGAAGGAATGGCATTGCAAGACTATTACCGTAAAGCACTAGGTGAAGCACCGCCCCATGTTGGGGATTACATTGAACTTGGAGAATATTATGAAGATGAAATATCCATTACCTCATGAAAATGCCAGATGCTTAGGAAGCAACTGCGACAAGAAAGAAAACTGTTCCAGATACTTAAGTATTGAAGTAGATACTAAGGACTTCATGTGGCATGGTGACTTCAAGAAAGAATTGAAACAAATGGAATGTGACCTTTTTATAGATTTTAGGGACAATTACTATGAGCATTGAAAGAGAATTACTACAAAGATGCTTAGATGAGTTTGAATACAAAGGAGTAGCTTGTAATGAGTTATGTATTGATATAAATAAACTCCTTGCCGAACCTGAGACTGAGCAAGAACCTGTGGCTTGGAAAGTAATAGACGGAACCAACGGGAAGTATATGTTTTCTAGGATTAAGCCGACGGAACGAAGTTACAAATATGATGTGGTTATACCACTTTACCTAGCACCACCAAAACCTAAGCCTTTTGAACCTGAAGAAAGACAAAGGTTATCAAAAGCGTATAGCACCAGAGCTGAACAAGTAGCTTTTGAAGAAGGTATTATTTTTGCTGAGATTTCATACGGCATTGGAGGTGGGGAATGAGTAAAGAAAGAGAGCTTTTGCGAAAGATATTAAAAGCAAATGACGAAGGGTATTTATCTTTTCTTGGGTTTGCTTCACTAAAGAATGAAATACAAGAACTTCTCGCCCAACCTGAGCAGACTGAGCAAGAGCCTGTGGCTTGGATAATTCAAACAGAAGTTGAGGGGAAACTTTTGGAATGGGTATGTACGGATAAAAAACATTACATAGAAGCGCATGACTCTATTAAAGAACCAATACCGCTATACACAGCCCCACCAAAACGTGAGCCTTTGAGTGATGAGCAGTATATGAAGTTATATATCGATACTTACGATAGCGTAAACCCAATAACGGATTTTGTTAGAGCTATTGAAAAAGCACACGGCATTGGAGGTGGAAAATGAATAACATACGAGAACTAGCAGAGCTATACGGTGTAACCGCAAAAACACCAGACAGCTTAAATATATTTATAACTGAAGTTTATAGTAACGGATACCATGATGGTAAGGAGTTTTCATCTACGCCTATATCACTCAGAGATCACTTTGCAGGGCTTGCAATGCAATCGCTTTATTTATCTAATACAAAATGGGAAGCAACAGGAGAAGAACGTGATGAAGAATCTGTAGCACTAATCAAAGAACTTACCCATGATGCTTACCATATGGCAGACGCAATGTTAGCAGAGAGGGGGAAAAATGGCTAATAAGACAACTAATAAACAACGCAAGAAAAACGTTTTCAAAGCTAACGAGCGCAGTTATGAAACCAAAAATTAAACGGGTAGGACGATTTTGGGTATGTGGAGGGCCTTACGAAATTGCAGGGTATGGGCGCACTCCTTGTGAAGCTTATTTAAATTGGAGAAGCCAATGGTTTTAAGGCCTTATCAGGATGAAGCTGCTGACTTCTTGTACAGCCGTGATCGAGCGATGATCCTTGCACCAGTTGGTGCAGGCAAGACGGCCATCACTCTAACAGCTATGCAAGCGATGATACAGGACGGTCACGTTAAACGATTCTTAGTCCTTGCACCTAAACGTGTATGTACTGACGTTTGGAGGCAGGAAGGGCTTAAATGGTCGCCTAAATTAACTATTAAAGTAGCAGTAGGACTAACAAAAATTAGAGTGGGGGCATTTTTATCATGTTCAGATATCGTCGTCACCAATTACGACAATCTGTTATGGCTTTGCCGCGAACGTCCTGATCTGCTTAAAGGCTTTGACGGCATTGTTTTTGACGAGTTGACACGTTTGAAGAACCCGTCCGGATCGCGCTTTAAAGCCTTGTTCAAAGTGATAGACCTGTTCAAGATACGCTGGGGCTTGACCGGATCATTTACTAGCAATGGTTTAGAAGATGTGTTTGGACAATGTAAAGTAGTAGACCAATCATTGCTAGGCAGAAGCAAAAACGCTTTCCTACAACAGTATTTTGTTCTGATGAATCGTGATTATGGTGAATGGGCTGCACGTCCTGACTCCTTACCTAAAATTATGAAAACTATCAAACCTGCTACCTATCTGTTGGATGCAGGTGATTACGCTGATCTGATGCCACCTTTGCACATGGTTGAGATTAAGTGCCAGATGGATATGGAACTCTATAATACTATGAAGAAGGATTTAGTTGTAGCGTTTCCCAGTGCAACTGCGGTTGCAACTAATCTTGCTGTAGTGACAGGTAAACTTCAGCAAATGAGTTCTGGGTTTGTTTATCACACAACCGCTACACCGAGTAAGTCGCCAGGTAAGTTTAACACTTCCACACAATCAATATGGTTTTCTAGTCATAAATTCGACAGATTAGAAGAATTGCTTGCAGAAAATCAAAGAGATTGTACAATGATTTTTTACACCTACAAGGAAGAACTTGAAGAACTCAAACGGAGATACCCTCACGCTCAAACATTAGATGACCCTAATGCCGTTGAACGTTGGAATACTGGGCAGATTGAGTTGTTGTTGGCGCACCCTAAAAGCGCAGGGCATGGTTTGAATCTTCAGCATCACGGCAATAAGATAGTGTTCTTATCATTGCCGTGGTCATTGGAGTATTTTGAACAGGCAATCGGGCGTATTCACCGGAGTGGTCAGAAACGTGAAGTGTGGTGTTATATTTTAATGACTGAAAATACTATAGACGAGCGCATTTATTCTGTCTTACAAGAAAAATGTACGTTATCTGAAATCGCAATCGAGGAATTAGCAAAATGAAATTAAGTTGGAGAAGTTTAAACGAGGTACTGGCAGGTATGAATGAAGAAGAAGTCCTTAAACTTCTTGAGGAAGAAAAAACAGGTGCTAGACGTGCGATGGTTATGATACGGCTACATCAACGTTTTTGCACCTTGAGGATGGCAAGGGAGCGCAATCAATTATTCGGAGAGCAACAATGATATTCTA